AGGCTGCGACCGAGGTTGCATCCTCTAGGTAGTAGTAGGACTCACCATTCGGGCCGGTGGCCGTCTGGATGGTGTACGGGCTTGAGCGGGTAGACCACGGTGTGCCAGCAGCCGCACCCTTCGTCGGGCCAAGCTGGAAGAGTGTGTTGCCTTCACCAGCACCGACAGGGATGATGCGGTTCGCAATCGCGGTGCCTTCCTCGGTGAGCGAGATGCTCTGGATGATGCCGATGTTGTCGTTGTCATCAACAGAGAAGCCGATGGCGCTCGGAGCCATGAGGACGATGCCGCTTGCTGAACCGAATGCGCCAAGGTCTATGCGACGGCCAGTCAGTTCGCGTACGTGTACACCGAGGATGTCGGCCAGCTTGGCGATAGCGTTGAAGACAGGCACACCGTCGAACCGGGCAGAGACATTGCTTAGACCGCCATCGACCGTGCCGATAGTCCACGTCGTACCAGTGAGCAACGTGGTCAGGGCGCTGTTCGGCGTCACGTTATCCAACGTGCGACCAAGGAGCGTGTTCGCGTACACGAGTTCTTGTAGTAGCGACGGGCCAGAGACAATCAGTACAGGCATTAGTCGCTCACTCCCCACATGGCCTTTTCAATGACGCCACGGTAAATCTCTCCCTCTCCCTCTCGGAAGACGCGAATCTCTCGTCCTTGGTTGATGAGAACAGCCCGGTCGTCAGAGGCCGGAATCTGGAACTCGAACTCACCACCACGGTCGAGCCGCTTAGTGAATGAGAACCGCTGAATCTGGAAGATAGGGCCAGAACCCAGCTTGTTGCCGAGGCTGTCGTAAATCTCGATGTAGAGACGGCCACCCTGTATCGGCGTGAGTGACAGTCCACTGATGATGATGGTGCCTGAGCCGCGAAGGCTTGCAGCGCCACTCTTGAACTTAGAGGCGACGACTGAGCCGATGAGGTTACCAGCCGCCAGCACACCGCTCAGGCTGTTGACGAACACCTTCTTGGCAACGGAGCCGACTAGGTTACCGGCGGCGAGCGTTCCTTCAAGAACCTTGAAGAAGCCCTTAGCCAGTGTGCCAGTCATGCCGCTCTGGTCTTGTGCGAAGTCGCAGTTGAGCATGAAGACCGGCTCTTTGGTTAGGAACTGCGACAACTGAGGGTCGGTGTTACCCAGTGAGTGCAGCGCCTCAGCATCAGAGTCGCCAAGCGTTCCAGTGCCAGCGACAAACCAGTACATCTCTCCGTTGAGCGTGTCACCGAACCCGTCATGGCCGATGTTCATCAATGTGCCATCAGGAATGGCATCAATAGCTGCTGCACGGGCGACAGTCACAAACGGCTCACCGTTCACAGACAGCTTGAGTTCGGTTGCAGTCCATGCCGCTATGACTGTGACGAGGTTGCCTATCGTGGTGTCCGTGATGTCGTAGCCGAAGGGCACTCCATCGAACTCAAAACCGTTGTCGTACTCGAAGTAGAACCCGTCAGCCACGGTGTAGTTGAGGAAGAAGCCGTTGGTTGAAGGGTTATCAAAGAGCGCGAACAGGGAACGGGCGCTACTGAAATCAACCACAGCGGTCGGACGCACCCGCGCTGCAACCCAGCCTTGAGTTGAGTTGAGTACGTTGTCTGCGTCTACGGTTCCAGCAGTGCTGCGGGAAGCCGTGGCATCGTTCGTATCGACATACGGGCTTGGAACGTCGCCGCTGTTCGTCTCGACTTGTACGCCATCGATGTAGATGAAGCGGCCAGCGGTCGGGGTGCCGAACTCATAGATGCGGAACTGTACCGTCTCGGTTGCTGAGGCCGTCGCGTGGAACACGCAACGCTGCCACTGGTCACGCTTCGTGAGGTCAATGAAGTCGCCACTCCACCCGTAGCCAATGTCGGTATCTGGTTCGAGGTCGGTGCCATCCCAGTTCGACGGCACGTAAACCCACATGCTGATGAAGTAGTTGTAGTTATCTTGAACGTCGGCGCTCACGGCTGCCATCAGTTGGTTGTTCTGATAGGTACACTTGAGCGATGCCGCTCCGAACTTGTGCTGCGTTAGTGATGCCGCAACCGTGTTTGAGCCAGCCGTTGACCAGCCGACAGCACCAAACTCAAGACCACCGTTCTCACAGAGGTTGGTTGTGCTAGGCCAGAAGCCGTAGGACTTGTCTGGTACAGGAGGGCCGTCATGCTCAACGCCCAAGATGCGCTTGGCGTCAGTAATGACCCCGGCGCTCATAGTGATGTCATCGTTGCCAATGCGGCCTTCTATGGTTCGACCGAAGAGACGAGTAACACCGCCAGTGAAACCCGTCCATGACGATGAGAGAGACTTCAACTTGACCTTGAGGGCTGAGACACCGCCCGTCAGTAGACCGGCTGCAAGAGTTCCGACCAGACCGGCCTTGCTGATTGACTTAGCCGTAAGGCCACCATCGATGGTAGAGGTCGAGCCACCAATACCATTCAGAATGGTTCGGACTTGACTGACAGCAACCCCGCCACCACCGGCACCGCTCATGGCATTACGTACACCAACCTCTATCGTGGCGATTTCAGCGGTCGTCCACGCTTGGCCTGTTGCCGGGTTGGTGGCCCATGTTTCCGACACTTCGACCCATAGCCCGTCATCGTCTCGGCGTGAGCCGGTGAGACTCTTCACGTCACTCTGATAGTCCACGCCGCTCGGAAAGATGGGGGCGGCGGTGGTGGCCCAAGGATGGTTCGGGTCAGAGTTGTTTGACACCCAGTCCATGACTACAGAGGCTGCGCCCGGTTCAAAGGACGAACCAACGTCGAAGCCAACGGGGTTCGCAGTTGGAGCAAGGATGGTTGTCTGACCTGTGCCGGGAGTCATCGTCGTGGCGGTAGCACCGTCTGGGTTCTGCGCTGCCGAGTCAATGACAACGGCGGTTGGCGTAGCATTCGCCACCGTGACGGTGGGGGTGTTGTCCGTCCCGGTTGCCGTCGTAACTGTGCCCATCGGGGTGGTTTGGTCAACGCCTGTCCAGTTCGAGTTGTTGCAGTAGATTGCTCCCAACGACGGTGAGGCTGTGATTACGATGTTGTCCGTTCCCACAGCCGGGGCCACGAGATACCAGATGTCTGAGGCGACCGTCGTTCCATTGACAACGCCGCCGAGACGTGTGAGGGCTGCCCCCGCGTACGTCACGCCAGTGATGGTTCCTGCTGCGCCGGGATTGAAACCAACACACACGACAAGCAGCCGGTCGTTACCAGCATCAACCACGTGTGTAACCGTCACCGATGTGCCGCTGGCTGCGGTCGTAGACCTGTTGCCAAGAACAGGAAGCGGGTATGTCCGCAGCATGACTCGAACATCATTGGAGTCGCCGCCGTATGCAGCACCCGAACCCCAGTCTCGTGCCGCAACTGCATAGATGGACAGAGAGTTGATTTCCGTCATAGCAGACGGAGTGAGCGTGAACGTATCTCGCTCGGTGCCGCCGTGCGTGTTGTCGAAGATGGTAGAGTCGTTGTTGTCAGCAGTCTGCTCATGTAGTGCTTCCCAGTGCGTAGCAGCGCCGAAGACTTCCCCCCACTCGGTGTAGCTGCCAGCACTTTCAGGAAGCAGAACCTCAGAAGACAACCCAAGGTTGCCTGTTGGAGTGGCCGGAATAGCGCCGTACTGTCCCGATGTTTTGTCGAGCCGGAAGTAGCGAAGAGTTTCCTGTAGGCCGTAGTCTACGCCTTGGTTACCAAGTGAGAGGGAACTACGGGGCCAGAAGTCAGTGCCATAATCCATTTCACCGTCTGGGGAGTAGAGAGCCTCACGGAAACGGTCAGTCCACCATGAAGGAGCCGTGCGCTTGTCGTCGGCTGCAAGGATGAACTGAGGCTGTGCATTCCCAATGAGGCTGCTCATTAGTCTCCTAGTGGAAAGATTGGCTCTGGGATTGCGAGGTCAGTTGCCGGAACAAGAAGTCCCTCGGCTGGTACGTGCCGCTTCAATGACTCGATGGCGCTCTCAAGCATCCCAAGGGTTAGCTTGGCGTCGGCAATGTTGCCGGTGATGCTCATGGCACCGTTACGACGCAGACTGAGAGTCACGTAGGCGACAACGTTCATGTCATCGTCTACGCGCTCCGTCTGCATCTTCGGGGTTAGGTCTTGGTGGATGCGCTCCATTGGTTTCTCTCCTGACTAATGGGCTTTATTCGTCTACGACGCAGTTCACGTCAGCAGCAACAGTCGTTGTGATGTTCCACACAACGAGTGAAGATGAAATCGGCACGATGAGGCCGCGAGGGAACGTCCAGATTACGCCCACGCCGACAGTTGCAGCGCCAGACCATCGACGGTGGTAGATGAGCGGTACTGTCGGGCTGGTGCCCCATGACAATGAGCCGTTCATTACTGAGGCCGGGTCACCGGGGTCATCGTTCTGGAACAACACGTTGACCGGCGTGATACCGATAGCCTGTGGTCGGCCAAGGCCAATTGACTGTGCGGTTGCGGTCGTTGCGTTAATCCATGCGATTTCCAAGACACGAGGACGCACCGTTGCCGGTGTACGCCACTCGACGTTGGCTGTTGAGCCGGATGTGAAGGTTGTAGTTCGTTGTGCGAGGCTTGCGATTGCCATTGGTAGTTACCTTTCTTCTTAAAGCCTAGGCTTCGGGGTTGATGTTGAGGGTATAAGTGTATTGCACGGAATCACCGTTCACGACATTTACAGCCGAGAACACGCTACGGTCACAAAGCTGACCGGCAGACGAGGCGTTGAACAGACCGTGTTCAGTAATGGCCTTCGTGGTGGTGTAGCTGATGGTGCCGACGCTGGTGTAGATGCCTACGCTTGCGCTGCTGTTGTCCACCTGAGTACCCGCAGCGCGAGACTCGCCGTCAGTCGTCTCGATGGCTGTGTCTGTGTTGGCCTCTGCGGTCGTGCCTACACCGGAGTCGTGGTACTTGTAGTCGTTGAAGGTGATGTGCTGGCCGACGCCAGTTGAGTCCACCATCGCGTCAACGATGTCGAGTACGAAGGTACGAGTGACCTTCTTGCGAGCAATCACACCAAGGTCTTGACGAGAGCCGTCAGCCTTGATGTGAACAGCACTCAGTTCGGCGTAGGCCATCGTTAGCTCGCCACGTAGGCCAGCCGGGATTGCCTTAGCCGTCCAGAGGATTCGACGCGGCAGCTTCTTGATGTTCTGTAGGGTGTACTTGAGGTTCATGTTAGTCCTTCTTTCCGAGGTTGAGTCGCACTGGTGGTGTTCGCTTGAACATCTCGCGGAAGAGGCGAAGCCGCGTCTTCCAAGTTCTGATTCTCTTGACCTTTACGCCACCTGTTGGTGACAGGAAGCCTTGCTTGTTCATTACTGCAACCCCACTGAGAGGTTGCCGGTGATGACCTTGTAGATGTCTGTTGCGCTGACCGTGATGGTCACGGTTGCTGGCCCATACCAGAGCATGTTGCCAGCAGTTGCAGCGTCGAAGATGCCGACAAAGCTGATGTCTCCCCAGTCAGTTACAGCAGCAGGGAACGCAACGTCCGCACTATTTAGGCATACGCCGTCACTGTGAGCGCCGAACGTGATTGCCTGACGAGCGTACTCGCCGTTCGCTACCTCATTGGTTAGCGAACCGGCCTCACCCGGACTTGCAGTGAAGAGAGCAAGGTAGACCGTCGTAGGGGACGTGTACGCCACGTGCCGTAGCACATGCTCGATTAGCTTTCCCTCTAGGTAGTTGCTCAGGTCGGTGTTAGCCATGTCTGTTCCTTACGCGAATGGTGCGTAGAAGTTGATTTCGAGTTGTAGGTCAGCCGTTCCGCCGTCCGTGTAGACGATGGTGTTGTCTCCCGGCTCTAGCTGGAAGAAGCTGCCTTGGTTCGAGCCGATGGTGAAGTTGGCGAAGTCATCTGTGTAGCTGGCACCGTTGTCAGTGCTGAACTTCACAGAGAGGTCTTCGGTGTCTACCTTCAACTCGCTGCTGCTGCTCGCTGAGTCTCGCGTTGAACTGAATAAGTAGCCGTTGGTTGAGTTGAGCAGCGCGGGGTTCGTGAACCCTGCATTGCTGTCTGAACGGAACCGAATCTCTACCCACTTGGCCGGTACGTTACCGGGGTTGGTCACCGTGAAGGTCTTCGGTGAGGTAGCGGTGTCGGTCACCACGCTCGTGATGCTTGATGCGAACCACGGCGACATTCGCTGGAACTGAATCGATGCGGGTACGTGGTTCAGTGCCGGGACAGATACTCGAACATCCGGCATGGCGACTACACGTGCGTAGCACCAGCGTCGAGTGCTTGAGCCGTCAATCGTGAACAGCTTGCCGCGACCGATGTTCAGCATCTTGGCCTTCATCGTGTCCACTTCCGTGTCCACTGAGGCCGCTGTTGCTGCCGTCACGATGAACCGCACTGTCTCATTAGAGATGTTGCGCGGTGCCGGTGCGTTGCGAAGTGCGTCGTACGCGAAGTCCATGCCGACGCTCTCAAGGAACGCCGTTCGCAGTGACTCAACCGACTCCCACTCGTACGCCTTGAGCGGGAACGTGTAGCTCACCGCTGCGCTGAGTGACTCAAACTTCTCTAGGTATCGAACAGGAGTTGCCATTAGGCTGCCACCCCTCGTGAGCGCATCGCTTGCTGGATGCTGTAGCCGACGTTGCTGGCTGCCTGAGCCGCCTCGTCTACAGAGTGAGCATTCACCACGCCCACATTGACCACTACGCCACCCCGCCCGGCGGACTCACGGTTACTGAACACGTTTGCCCCGCGCGGTAAGTTCACTAACTCCGGGCCGTGTTCGCCTACCACGGCGAAGCCGCCCGCAAAGTTGCGGACACCGTTTGCGAGATAGGGAATCTGACCAAGGCCGAAACCGCCCCAACCGGGAGTATCGATATTCGGAATGCCGCCCGGCATCGTGATATGGATAGCCGGAATGTGAAAGCCGTTGATGCCGTTAATCATTCCGTTGATGATGCTGATTACTTCGTTCGCACCACCCTTAGCCGCGCTTACAATGCCGTTCCAAGCGGCCTTAGCGCCGTCTACGATTGTTCCCCAATAACTAGCGATTACATAGACCGCAATTCCTATCGGGCCGGTCAAGATGGCTAGGATAAGCTGCCAATTGTCGCGCAAGAATCCGATTACATAGTTGGCCGCGCCTGTAACGAAATCCTTGATGGTATTCCAGTGTGTCGCAATCATGTAGACCGCAATTCCTATCGGGCCAGTGAGAACCGCGAGAATGAGCGGCCCCCACTCTTTCAAGAAGTCGAGTACCTCAGTGGCTTTTCCTACAACGAAGTCTTTGATGAGGTTCCAAACCTCTACAGTCTTTTCCTTTACCCAATCCCAATGCTTGATGAGTTCGACAACAGCGAGTATCAACAAGCCGATGAGAAGGGCGATGAGGATAAGCGGGGCGTTAGCGACAACGAATGCCGCTGCCTGAGCGTAGAGCGCCGCGACATAATTCCATGTAGCCGTAATCAGCGCGACAACAGCCGGTATCATCAAGCCGACAATTGTTGACGCAAGAGGTATCAAAATCTCTTTGTGGTCGCTGAGAAAGCCGGTGACTGGCCCGACTACGACACCTAGAGCGGATACCTTGTCAACGAAAAGCGAGACAGCAGGGATAATCTTGTCCCCTAGGACTCCCGCCAACAGCGCCATAACCGGCAACACCGCATAGCCGATTTGCTCTTTCAATTCGGCCATCTGGATTTTGGCTTTAGCCATCTGCCCAGCGGTGCTATCCGCGTAGGTGTCAGCCTGCCCCGCGAACTTCTTTTGAACGGCTGCTAGGGCTTCGGCTTCGGTAGAGCCGTCCTTGATAGTAATTCCGAGTTTCTTAAACGTCTGTATATTTTCATCAGTCAGCTTGCCTACCATCTTCGTGGCTAGTGACATGTCGATGTTAGCGCCACGTGACAAATCTTGCGCGATAGCAAACCGCTTAATGGCTTCCTCTGAATCGCCGGTTGCGTTCGTCAGGAAGTTAAGCGAGTCTCGTACTTGGTCGTCTGTGAATCCCTTTTTCTGGCCGGATGCGATAGCGGCATCTAGCTTGTTCTTGTAGGTATCCCAAGAGCCACCGGCATTGATGATAGTTTGCTTTAGTCGCTCTGTAGATGCGGCATCCTCTGCGGCAGCGGCGGCAGCATCAAGAAAGAAGCCCGGCGCATCGGACATGGCCTTACCAATAACAAAACCCCCGGCTACCTTGGCAACATCGCCTAGCGCGCTTCCAAGGCCACCGGCAGACTTCTTTACCTTATCGAAGGTGTCAGAAGCATTGTCCTTACCGTCCACAATTATTGTTACGACGTTACCCACTCGGCTGCTGTTCCTTACTTCCGTTGGCAATTGCCCACATTAGATGTAAGACGTATTGCGCGTTCTCTTTGAGAATCACGCTAGGTGGGCATCCCCACCGCTGACAGAGTGTGTCAACTACCTCAAACTGTGCGAGTTCTAGCGGCTTATCTATTCCGGTTCCGTCACCGCCGACGTGCCGCCACTGTTCGGCTGCGATGCGAAAGGGGCGGCAGGTTCCTGCATAGCCGCGAGCCACTTCGTAAGAATCAAGTTTGCGAATGGCGCGGGTTGACTTAGTAGACCGTCACCACTAGCCGGAATAGGCTTTCCGTCGTCATCTTCGACATTCCACGCCGTAAGGATTTCATCTCCAAATATCTTGAATGACTCCTCTGCCTTGCCCGTTTCTGCTAAGCGTTGCAACTCAAACAACTTTTTGAGCGGGACATCAAAGAGCGCTTCAATGACAGCCCCATCATAATCAGTGTCTACGAAAATAATCTTCGCAGTTCTCTTTTTTACGCGGTATCCAGCCATTACGCTGCCTTCTTTCGCCTGTTGTTAATTTGCTCTTTGGCCGTAGCCCATCTGCAATTACCCGGCTCATAGTTGCCGTCTGGATTAGGAAAACGGTCTAGCGTCAATTCGACTGATGGCCGCTCGCCCATGTCGGCTAGGAATGCCGCGAAGGTTTCCCACTCCGGGCAGTAAGTGATTCCCCGCCCGCCGTAATAAGAGTAGTTAGTGGCCTTCGGGTTCGTGCATCGTTGCTTCATGCCTTCCCAACTATTGTAGGTGGGGGTATCTGACATGCCGTGCGTCAGGCCATGCTGCTGCCCCACCCTTGCGGCAGATAGTTTGGCGCTCTGTTCCTCAGTACGAACAGAGCCTAACGAGTTCTGTTTACCCATCATTGAAGCGCTGTTCTTGGCTCTGATTTCTGGTGTTCGCGTATAACTCATATTTCTCTCCTACTAATAGGGGGCGTCCCTGCCCCCACGAATCAACTACTTATGACCACGCGGGCGCTACCCCATCGGCCAAACTACCGGGTACTGACCATGTGAAAGAGCCATCAGCGCCACGCGTTAGCGCGTAGTCAGTGAACACGACTTCCAGTGTTAGGGTCTTACCTCCGACAACGATTACAACGGTTCGCGTGCTGCCCGTGCCGGTTCCGGCTTGCGTCGGTACCGTCTTAAACACGTCGTGCGACTTGTCCGTAGCGGGGTTGAACACGCCGTTAAAAGTCACTTCACCATCCGCAAGCAAAAGCAATCGCTCTATGCCTGCTTTGTCTAATCCCGTTATGTCTTGTATGCCTCTCGGGGTTTTTATTCCCAAATTCGTCACGTCATTGCTTATATCTTTGCCTGCACCCGCCGCATTATCGACAGTGACAGACATTCCGATTCCACCTTGCTTAGCCATTGTGTTTACCTTTCGCGGCTGTGCCGCACTCTTTCTCTAGTACGCATTTACGAACTAGGCTGCATCGAAGTCCTGAGCGGTGCGGCGTCGGAATGACATCGCAAAAACCATGTCGGTGCCTGTCCCGCTCGTAGTAGCTCGTACGTATTTCTTAACTGTGCCATTGACCGCGACACGCTCTGCGATTGGAGTCCACGGAGTTGGAACAGTTGTGAACGTCAACAGCGTTGACCATGAGCCGTCGATGCCGTTCGTACTGTCAGAGCTATGCTCAATCTTGTAGGTGACGGTCGCTGTTGCGGCAGAAAAATGCTGCAAGTAACCTACAGCGCCTTTCGTTGTTTGCGCTGAGTCATTGATGCCCGTCTCAGAAGCCGCTAACGCGTGAGTCACCTTCGGCGTAAGCAACAAGCCCCATTCAAGCGGGATGCCAGCAGAGCCTAAGCACTGCACCGCGCCACTAAATGCGCCATCAGCACCACGAGACAAATCGTAATTGACTTGCTTTGATGAGAGACACGCGACGGGTTCGCCTGCTGTAATGCTCGTCAGTAGCATTACAAGCCGGTCGGCTGTAGGCAGTGTGCTTAGTACCGCGTGCTCTGCCGCCGGGCTAGTCTCCGGGTTGAAAAAGCTATTGAAACCGATTTCGCCATCAATGACACCCCCTAGGATTCGTTCAGGCGCGGGCATATCGAGCCCTGTAACGTCGAGTGCCGCTCTTGGAGATGCAATCTTAGTAATCGCGCCGATGTCGCCGGAGATGTCGTAGCCGTCTATGTAAAGCCGTTGGCCTATTCCACCTTGCTTACCCATGTTGTTAAACCTTGATGCCCTTCTTCCAGTTACAAGTCAGATGCGAGAGTTGAACATTCTTGTAACTGTGTTCTCCACCCTTAGAGAGTGGGATGATGTGGTCAATAGAGATGCTCATCGGGTGCGGCCATCTCAGGTTAGGGTCAACCGGCAAGCCGCATTCGCCAATCTGGCAGATGCCTTGGTCACGGATAGTGACTATTTGCCGGTCAACCTCTTCTATGAATGATGCCTCTTTGATTGCACGGCGTTTATTTGCATATTCTGTTGTCCGCGATGGGTTCGCTTTAGCCCGATTGCGACTTGCTTCTCGTAATTCCTCGCGGTGTGTTTCTCGATAGCGTTGAGTCGTAGCCCGCCGCTTCTCTTGATGTGTTGCATTGTAGAGACTGGCCTTTGCGATAGTCTCCTGTTTGTGTGCCTCATACCAAATGTGTTTATATGCCGCATTAGACATT